TGAAAAATCAGCGAATCCGGTGGTCCCACTAGTGGTGGGATCAATATTGGTGAGAGCGGATCCCCCAGTTGCATATGATCCACTAGAAGCAACTTCCCCCGTAGTGGTAAAAGCGGTAGTCGTTGCTCCCAACGTAGCCGTAGTGCTGCTTTTACCACCACTACCTTCCGCATATAAAGCTAATTTAAAACTATTACCCCCGGAAGCGGAGAAATCGTGCGTACCCTTTAAGACCTCGCTCTTAAATGCAGTACACATTGCCTGCGCTATAGCCATATCACAAACTCCTTAGATTATCGGCTAGATTGGAATAACCACTCTGCCTTAGTTTAGCACAAATTGTCGCCCTGTCTTGCTTTATCGCTTGCCGCATATAGTAAATTAGTGTCTGCTTCAACGTATCCTTGAACGCTTGAGCCTGATCTCGTATGGGAGCAGGTGCTTCATCAGCAACATAAAGAATCCTATCCGCTGCCATCTGGGCAACTTCTTCTATAGAATGACCTCTATTATCGGTAGTGAGTACCTTTATATTTCCCACTGAAACAGAAGAACTTACATCAAACATTATACTTTCCCCTGCATTGAGACAATTTTATCGTTTCTCTCGAATAAAACCGGTTGAACATCCAAGGGTTCCGGGGGTTCAATGTTCGATTTTTGTATCAGCGTAAGTGTATCATCTTTTAGATTCATTATTAATGGATCATCTAATCTATGATATCCGTATAGTTTTTCTTCTATAGGGACATCGGTATCTAAAAGAGCCGAACACGAAGCCACATCTATCCGCATACCTCTTGCAACAGCAGCCGAGAGCCAAAACTCTGTACATGCGCGCCCTGATTCAGCCATATGTATATTAGTTTTATAGGAATAATCTATGCCGTATAAGAAAAGTTTTCCTATTTCATTATATATGGCGAAAGCTATGGCATAAGGAATTGTATTATTAAAATAACAAAGACCTGTTTTGGCGACAATTTCCTCTAGAGGATAAAGAACTGCTCCGGGAACTCTACTATCAAGCTCGCATGTATATATGGGACCGGGATGTTTAGGAAGTTCTCTTCTAAGAGCAGATGTTTGCTTACCAGCTAGATCAGTATCAAAAAACCTTGATGGCGGATCCATCATAAACACTCGATCATGCTTAATAGGTGCCAGCATAGAGTTTACAACCCACACCTCATCGTATTCTGCCCCATTAGCCACTGAAGAGGTATATTCTCGCTGAGAATTCCCTAATCCAACTAAGGCTACCGAGGCTCCTTTCAACAGCCGGATCCCCGACCCCTTTCCGGTAAGATCAATCATGCGACATCTTTCCGAACACGATCATAACGGTATTCATCTCTGGTTTGCTTACCTTCGCCAAGATTCTTCAACCACTGAATAGCTTCCATGAATCTATTGTTATAAAGAGACAATAAATCTTGTTCGCCTTTCATAAAAGTATAGGCCTCAACCAGGGCACCATACAGAAGGGCTAACTCGGCATTCGTCCCAAGCCAACTAGTTCCATCGCTAGTTGCTGTAATTGAAGTTGGTCTATAAAAATAATGTAATTCAACGGCATAATCATCATCGGGTGTCGGAGCGACTATTAAAGATTCATCATTCCAATCCCCATAATATAGAGGTTCTCCCGTAGTGGCTGGGTTTGGCGTATAATCCTGTAAAAAAGTTACCTGCTTATACAGAAGAAACTTATTTTCCGAGCTTACAATTACACTCAAGGAAAAGGGGGATAAGAAAGCTTCCGGTTTTGCTAAAAACTTACTTGAAGTAGTTAAGCTTCCAGACACATTTCTACGGAAAACATCAAGCTGACATTCCTTTAGAATCCGCTCTTCAGAATTTATAATAAATCGGGATAACTGATTCGTAAATGTCGTCTCCGTATTCTGCGTATAATCCTGAATGGCCGTCTTTAGGGTTGTGAATGTAAAAGCCATGTTACGCGCTCACAGTTACGGGACCCGCCGACGCAAACCCCCCGCCACCAGCAACATTGCCCGATGTTGCTGTCCCACTAGTTGCAACAAAGGTATAGCTCGCGGAATCAACTTTTGTTATAGAAAATCCTGCCGCAGTTTCCAGCATACTTTCCGTAAAGCCATCAAAGGGGTTTATATCTCTAAATCTTACAGTGTCCCCCGTTGAGCGATCATGTCCCGGTTCTGTTACCGTTATTGTTGTTGTTCCTGATCCTGCCGAGCGAAAACTATTGAAAGGCAACAGAACCGTAACAGCGGGTTCTGTTCTATCTGGTCTAGGGTTTTTCAAAGCTTGGGGATCCCCCACCACTTTCAAAGGGTTGAGTTGCGGTTGTTTAGCTTCCCATTCATCTTTCCCGACCAAGAAACCTGTCCACTCTTTTTTCATGTCGCGTAACTTATATGCTACGCCGGATCGATCTGAAATCCCCAGGGAATATTTATTAGAAGCAAATCTAGCCATTATCCTACCGCCCGCAAGCTGGATTCCGATGGAACTATGGAGAGAGAGGCTCTGTCCCGGTCTTCTGAAGCCGCACGTTCAAACTCTTCCTCATAAATAGTTTTTAGAATCTGTATTCTATCGGGGGCTCGTTTCAATGAAATGTAATATGCCAGTCCCGCAGCTAGGCAAGGATAAAAGCGAAAAGGGACCTCAATTGTATTAACAGATGTATCGGCATCGTCTATACGAACCAACCTATCGTAGATAAGTTGATCAGTGCTGTTCTCTGGGGCGGGCCATATTTTAATTACAGGGGTAATTTGACGATCAACATAAAATTGAACGGGTCGTCCAGTGGTTGTTTTATCTGGAATATTTAAATAATCATCCCGGCTCATGCGTTGGATAGAAATATCTTGGCTGCTGCGCCGAATAACCGCAGATAAAATATCTATGGACGATTGAACATCTACCAGAGAGGGTGCCGAAGAAACAGTTGTCGTAGCAGCACTGGTTCCTCCAGTGATTGTTTCTGCGGCCACAAAAGTTCCCGAAGGAACCGAGATAGTCATACTCGTGGCCGAAGGCTTTGTTATAACATAAGCAGTAGCCGCGCTAGTTCCTCCGGTTATGGTTTCAGCAAGTGAAAAACTTCCGCTCGCCGCAACAGATAAAGTAATTGTCCCCAGGGGATATTCAATAATACCTGCCGCAACAGTTTGAGTTACTTGCTCAATGGTCCAACGATTGAGACCACGATTTGCCCAGTCTGCAAACAAGAAGTTAAGAGAACGACGAGCCGTTCTGGCGTCATAGCCGGTCCTTAATTCCAGACCACATCGCTCAAAGGCTTCTTCTATATACTCAGCGACATCTGGTTCAAAATCTTTTGATCCGGAAACAGCCATAACAATAAAGGCCCCCAAGCCTCAACTCCAAAGAGCCGCCTTAATGGCGAAAGCTAGTTGTCCTAAAAGTAAAATCCCCACGGCCCATAAAACTTTATTAATTCCGTCTATGGCTTTTTGGATATGAAAAAGATCGTTTTTTTTCATAGAATCAAGTTTTTGGGATAAAAGTTGTATTTCGCCGCGTATTTGGACAATGTCTAATTCATTCTTTCGCTCAACGTCACTCATGGGTCTAATATTCTTTTAAACAATAAAGAACAATAGAGTACGTATCCCCACTGCTATGCCCTACTGTCGTAAGCTGTATGTCCCCAGTTTTCCCCCCAGAAGCTGCAACATTAGGGAGGCCGCTAATATCGGAATAATCTAAAGTATCCGCATAATCAGCGGGTAGTTCAGCCGCAATAACATCAGCAGTGGCATCCCACAGTAGTTTTACGCCCATGCCAACGTTTGAAAAAACAATTTTTTCAAGTCTTACTCCTGTACAAGCAGTACCGTTTTGAAGAGAAGAAAGTCCTGACACATCTACTTTAGTGACAGCGGATTCTCCGGTTCCATCGCTGGTATTTGTACAGTAAATTACGGCAGTCCTAGCACCATCAACTACTGTTGTTGCGGTTACAGCATCAGCCATAGAAACCTCCTTTTAAAAGAAAAAGAGGGCTAACCCCAATTCCTCTATGCAATCTGCACATATTCAATAATAAAGGTGAACGAACCCGCTGTGGTAGCGTCTACTGTATTGGTGATATTGCAGTAAATCGTTCTTTCTGCGGAAGTATACTGAACGGAAGCTGGAGCAGTGGTGGTGCTTTCTGTCTGCGTAACCAGAGAAGGCAACGTCACG